AATCTAGAAAATCAGGTTTAGATCCTTTCATCATAGGTTTTCTCTTCATCATTCCGCCACCCATTTTTTTAACACGTCCACCCATTTTGTAACCTTTAGGTGATACTTGTTTGTTGTATAGTCTATTTGCCATTTTTATTTCCTCCGTTTCTAAAAATTTGCGTTCCCTTTATACCATATATGCTCGCAACCACAAGGATCCACAGGTTTGTGAACCATGACGGGAGCTGCGAAAACATCTCAAAGAACAATTTTACTTTGTCCATCGCAGATGGGTCATCTGATATAACTGCATATGCAAGCACCAACACGGGCAAACTTAAAATTATTAAAACTGCCTCGTCTTTCCAGTCTGATTGTCTAGCTTCCAATAATTTACCTTGGTAAGCTTCTTCGCCTTGAGCCATCTTAGTTGCATGCATAAGCTGTGCCTCTGACATTGCCATTTTAGTTTTCTGCTTGTTAGCATAAATTTTACTTCCAGCAGAAACGGCTAATTTAATTGCTTGTAACCACATATTATTCTCCTTTTCTAACTATTGAGATAGCATCTGGCATTCCTTTTGCAGGTGGTATCGTCTTACTTAGTATAGTTTTTTGTATTGAAGTGTCTGCTCTCATTTTTGCAAGCTCTTCATTTTGTTTTAACTTGTCATCTTGGTTTTGATCGTTCATCATAGCTCTCATTTTGTCTAAATTTAGCCTTTCTTCGCCTTCTTTTTCTTTTCTAGCGTTTTCTCTTGCTTGTAAATCAAGTTCTCTTGCTCTTAACGCTGCAACTGGGTCATTATCAAACTGTGAAGTTATCTTTTTCTCTTCATTTTTGAAATCTTCCATCATTTCAGACACTAAAACTGCTTTTCTAGCTTCAATTCTCTCTTGTAACATCCTCATTTGTTGTTGCATCATTGGATTTTGCATCGCAGCTTGTTGCATTTGTGCTAATTGTGGTAATTCATCTCTAAATTCTACTTCAATTTGCTCTTGAGCCATCAAACTTATGTGTTCTAGTATGTTTTTTTGTATTGCAGCCCCAATAACTGGTGAATTTTTCACCATATTTGTCTCCATAAAATTTAAATGGGCTGTAATATGCGCTTGATGGTCCTGACCAGGAAAAGCTTGAAAAGGTTTACCTGCTAAAGCATCGATATGCTCTAGTGCAGGGTCTTTTGGCATTGGTTGTTCTGGTCTTTTTAATATTAAATCAATATCTTTTACGCCTAACGCTTCATACATGTTTCTGTAAACTTCGTATTGGTTGTGAATAGCTGGATTTGAAGCTGCCAGTTGCATTTCCGTTTGAGCGAGTGATATCCGCTGCGTTTGAGAAAATATATTTGGATCTGCAACCGGCAATATATCTATGCGGTCATCGAAATCAGATTGCTTGATTTGTCTCTGACCGCCAACAACATCATACGGATAAACTGGAGGTAAGTAAAGTTTAAAAACTCTAGCCATTAAACCAAACTCACGTTTCATAGAAGCATATAATCTTTTATGAATTGCTGACATTGTTCTAGATCCTCTTTCTAACATAGCAACAGT